GCAACAGGCCAAGCCGTCATCGATGCAGGCGACGGCATCACTATCTACAGCCGCATCCTTGACGGCAAATACCCCGACGTGGCAGCGCTGGTGCCCGCTAGCTTTGAGCACGCCATGACCCTCGACCGGCACCGTTTTGCCCGTTGCCTTGAGCGCGTTGCACTAATCGCAGAGGCGCATAATTCCGTGGTCAAGCTGGCCGCTGCTGCAGGTGCGCTGGCCATCACCGCCCAAGCCGATGCCAACAACGGCAAAGAGCTGATCACTTACGAAGGCACAGCCGCTGGGTCATGGGCGTTCAACGTGCATTACCTGCTCGATGGCCTTAAAGCCATGCGGCACGCGGAAGCTGTTACACTGTCGGCCAATAGTGCAACAACGCCGGTCGTGCTAAGGCCGACTAGCATGACAGAGCAGACGTATCTCATCATGCCAATCCAACTCCGGGGGTAATACAAATGGCGCGCAAAAGCACCAACGTAGAGATTGATCAACGGATAAATACCGTTTACGATCTTCTTTTGCGCGCTTACAATAGAACCCAAATTGTTCGCTATGCTGCGGAAAATTGGGATGTTAGTGAACGTCAAGCGGAAACATATATTGCAAGGGCTAGAGATTTGCAGAAACTTGACGCCGAGCTAGAAAGGCCGCAGTGGTTAGTTGCCGCTATTGCGCGGTTGCAGGAGTATGAGCGCGAAGCGCACACCAAAGGCAATCTTGGCATTGCTATCAAGGCTCTGGAAGACCAAGCCCGGCTGCTGCGGTTTGAGATGAGCTAAACTCCAACCGACACCACGTCACACCATGGAAGACTTCCTTGCTGCAGTCGCTCAGGCCATGAACGACTCTGAGCTGTCAGCCGCTGAACTGATCGGCTGCCTTGAGATCGTCAAGGCTGAGCTGCTGGAAACTATTTTCGACGACGCCGATGAAGCCTGACGGCAAGGTTTTGTGAGCATCGTCAGCGGCATCTGCGAACCAGTGCCGCTGCTTGCGTTCATGCAGCAGCAGACGCCAGAGGATACGGGTGACTTGATTGCCCGCATCCGCAGCGACCTGCACCCTGGCCAGCTTGCGTTTGTGGATGACACCGCAACGCAGATCCTCGGCATCAGCGCGGGCTACGGCGCGGGCAAGACAAGGGCGCTGTGCGCTAAGGCTGTGATGCTGGCGGCAGTCAATCAGGGCTTTATTGGCTGCGTGATGGAGCCGACCGGGCCGCTGATCCGTGACATTTGGCAGACGGACTTTGAGGCATTCCTAGAGGCGTACGACATCCCGTACACGTTCAGGGCATCGCCGCTGCCTGAGTACATGTTGCACCTGCCAGGCGGTGATACCAAAATCCTGTGCCGCAGCTTTGAAAACTGGTCGCGCATCATCGGTCTGAACCTTGCATGGGTGTTGGCGGATGAGATCGACACGGTGACGCCCAGCATTGCCAACAAGGCATTCCCAAAGATCCTTGGCCGCTTGCGCTCCGGCAATGTCCGGCAGTTCGGCGCGGCATCCACACCGGAAGGTTTTCGGTGGATGTGGAACACGTTCGGCAGCGATGAGGCCAAGGCCAGGCCAGACCGGCATCTAATCAAGATGCGCACGGCAGACAACCCGCACCTACCACCGGACTTCATCGAGCGGCTAGAAGCCAACTACGACCCAAGCCTGCTGCGGGCGTACCTCGACGGCGAGTTCGTCAACCTGACAACCGGGCAGGTGTATGACAGGTTCGACCGGGCCAAGCATGTCACGGCCACAGTGCCCGACATCAGCCGCGAGCCGGTGCGTGTTGGCATTGACTTCAACGTGGGCAACATGTCTGCGGTCATCGCCGTGCGGCTTAGCAGTGGCCTGCTAGTCATCGACGAGATTGCAGGCGCGCATGACACTGACGCACTGGCGCAAGAGATCCGTCGCCGGCACCCGCAGCAGCAGATCTACATCTACCCAGACGCCAGCGGCGGCAGCCGTAGCACCAACGCAAGCCAGACCGACATCCAGATCCTGGAGTCCTATGGCATGTCGAACCAGTCACCACGGAGCAACCCTCCCGTCCGTGATCGGGTGGCTGCTGTTCAAGCTCTGCTGGAGAACGGCAAAGGTCAGGTCAGGCTGCAGGTCGCGCAGGGCTGCAAGCGTGTCATCGAGTGCCTGGAGCTGCAGTGCTACAGCGACAAGGGCGAACCGGACAAGGATGCAGGGTTTGACCACATGAACGACGCGCTCGGGTATCTGGTCTGGCGTGAGTTCAACCCGCTGCACGCTGGCGCTGGCCGGAGCACTGGCGTCAGGCTCTACTAGGGTTGACCACGGCGGCGCTAGGTGGTATCTTGTGCTCACGGCCGACGAGGCCGACCCCTTACCATTCCAACCATGATCAACAATCGTTTCATAAACGCCGTTGCAGCCATCGTGCTGCTGGCAATGGTGTACGTCGCTGGTCAAGACAGCGGCTACAAGGCACACCACAACCACCCCGCGTGCCATCAGAACCTGAAACCTTAGACTGACGGCACTGTTAATGGCGGTGCCGCTGTGTATACCGGCTTTAATTTTTATGACCGGCCGCTTGCACAGCGCACCGTCTCCAAAGTCAATGACCCCAATACGTCTTGGTACGCCCAAGAGCCGCATTGGATCCTGATTGAAGACCTGCTACAAGGCACCTATGGGATGCGTAAAAAGCATCGCCGGTATTTGCCGCAGGAGCCACGCGAGCTAGACGAGTCCTATGACAACCGCCTAGCCCGTAGCGTATGCCCGCCGTATTACATCCGCCTTGAGCGGATGCTGGCCGGGATGCTAACCCGCAAACCAGTGCGGTTGGATGACACCGCCGACGTGATCCGCGAGCAACTGTTCGACGTAGACCTGCAAGGTAATGACCTCAATGTTTGGACCTATGAAGCAGCGCGCAAAATGGTCAGGTATGGCCACATTGGTACATTGGTGGATGCACCAGCTAATGGGGGTAGACCCTATTGGGTGACCTACACGCCTAGGCAGATCCTTGGCTGGCGCACCGAGACGCAAGAAGGCAGGCAGGTGCTGACCCAGTTGCGGCTGGCTGAGGTGGTCACAGTGCCAGATGGCGACTTTGGCGAGAAGGCTGTCGAGCAGATCCGTGTGCTGACGCCTGGTGAGTACCGCATCCACCGCAAGCAAGACAGCGGTGAGTTCACCGTCGTCGATGAAGGCCGCACCAGCCTTAGCCAGATCCCGTTCAGCATCGCTTATGCGCAGCGGCATGGCTTCATGGAGTCACGCCCGCCGCTTGAGGACATTGCAGAGCTAAACCTCAAGACCTATCAGGTGCAGTCGGACCTCGACAACCAACTGCATATCAGCGCCGTGCCGATGCTGGCGTTTTATGGGTTCCCGTCCAGCGCTGAGGAGGTATCAGCCGGGCCGGGCGAGGCGATTGCATTCCCAGCCGAAGGCCGCGCTGAGTACATCGAGCCTGCTGGCCGTAGCTTTGAAGCGCAGTTCCGCAGGCTTGAGCAGCTTGCGTTGCAGATCAACGAGCTAGGCCTGTCGGCCGTGCTGGGCCAGAAGCTAAGCGCTGAGACCGCCGAGGCAAAGCGCATCGACCGCAGCCAAGGCGACAGCACCATGATGGTGATCGCGCAAAATATGCAGGACATGATCGACAACTGCCTGCAGTGGCACGCGCAGTATCTCGGCAATGCCACTGCTGCCGGTAGCGCTTACGTCAACCGCGATTTCCTTGGCGCACGCCTTGAGCCGCAGGACATCCAGGCTCTGCTGTCGTTGTACACCGCTGGCACCATCAGTCAAGAAACGCTGCTGACCGAACTTGCCGAAGGCGATGTGCTGGGCGATAACTTTGACGTGGACGAGGAGCTGGAGGCCACATCCAATGCGGGGCTTGATGTACCGTCTGCTGGACAAGCTGACAGACTGGCTGGTGGACCTGATGATCTGGATGGAGCCGAAGAAGCCCAGGAAGCAGGAACTTGATTACACCATGTGCAAACTGCCAGATGAAGTGCTGGCGGTGATACGACTGACGTGGTACAAAGACGGCAAAGCCGATGAAGTGGACGAGTTGCGCATTATGGAAGACGGCCAGAACGGTTACGACGCCTTCGCCGCAGCAGTGCAGGGTGCGTTAAAGCGCGGCGCTAATGTCAGCATCCGGTCTGAGTACAAACCGCAAGACCTGGGCATTGTCTGATGGAAGCGTTATACCGCAATGCCATTGACCTGAACCGCTTTAGCAATAGCGTTGCGCGGCGGATCATCAATGCTTACAACGACATCATCATCGACAGCGT